CATAGCGGGCCGCCTGCCATTTCCAGGCGGCCCATGTACCCAGCCCCGACCCCAGCACGAATGCGAGGATCAGGAATCGCACATCCAGCATTTTCACGGCAGCACCTCCAAGGCCCGCTGGTAAAGCGCCTGTCGATCCGCCAGGCCATTGGTGCCGCCGTTGATGCGGCGGGTGATCATCAGAAAATCACCCTTGTCTGCCAGTGCGTTGAGGTTTGCCCGGTCCCAGAACCACGCCGCCGACATCGCGGCGTGCTCTGGTTGTTCGAGCAACTGCGGCTGACTCAACAGGTCCAGCCCCAGCGCTTCCCCGCACGCTTCGTAGTTCGCCCGCCCTGTCACCTGAATCAGCCCCCGACCGCGATAAAGCTGGCCATCGCCGTCCGCCTCTGGCGTGTTGCCCAGACGCAGTGCCAACTGCCCGGTGTCGTACTTCGCCAGGTAGCTGTCGCTGCCCAGCTCCCGCACATAGCGAAACTGCCCGGATTCATGCCCGATCTGGGCAATGAATCCAGCAATGCGCAGCCGGGTATTGATGTTGTAACGAGTCATGGCGACGTTGAGAGCAGACACAAAAACGCCGGCTTTAGGGCCGGCGTCGGGGAGGATTTGCAGTAGTTGTTGCTGGTTGATAAGCATGGATTCCTCCTAAATAGCTTGCTGGCCTCACGCGTCGATGAAGTACTACTTTTTCCAGAACGACGCGCACTGCGGATAAAACAACGCCCCGTCAGTGCGGGGCGTGATTACTTGGGTAGCTCGTCTGCACTTACGCCTATAAAAGGTGCTGGCTGTTCAACCGGCTTTACGTACACGAATGGCGATGCGGGCGCTACAGGCCATACAAACGACCCTGGAAAGCCCGGTTGCGCATCGAGTTGGGCGAGCTGCACCCGGTATAGCCAGTAAGCATTGAGCTCGGCTTGTAGTGCAGGCAGGGTTTTCAACTGGGCTTCAATGGCACTTTGCACGGTGCTCAACCTGCTGATCAACGAATCGACTTTCGCAGTGGCCAGGGCCGAGTATCCGTCGCGCTGAGTCATGACATCGCCCGTTCCCGCTTCCGTGATCGGCTCGAGAATCACGCCAAACTCGCCGTTAAAGGCACGATTGAAGAGTTCTCTGGCTTGCGGCTTGAGTGCGTTGGCAGAAACAGTGACGGCCTCCTCGCCTTTCGTATATTTGGTTTTCTCAAAAACGACCAGAAGCACGATAGCGGTATGAGCCTGATCGACCCAGCGAGGGTTACGAATGCTGCTCATGATCCAAGGCAGTTCATCTTCGCTCACGCCTGTAGAAGGCGTAGGCACATCCGACGGCTTTACGTAAACGAAGGGAGTTGCAGGTGGAACAGGCCAGACAAAAGACAGGGGGAACCCTGGCAGCGAACTCAGATTGGAGAGCTGTGCCCGGTAAAGCGAATACGCATCAAGCTCGGCTTGCAGCGCAGGCCGGGACTCGATTTGCGCGACAGTGGCCGAACCCGATGCAATGGCGTTTTGCACAATGGTCAGTTGAAAATCCAGCTCGTTGATTCGCTTGGTAGCGTTGTCCAGGTAGACGCCACGCTGCGCATTGATGTTCATAAGAATCGTCTGTTCGCTTGGCTCAAGAATCTCACCAAACTCTCCAGCGATTGCCCGGTTGTAAAACGCTACATATTGCGGATCCGGATGATTGGCAGAGACCGATATGGCGTCCTGCCGATCCATATAGCCGGGTTCACTGACGATCACCCAGAGCGTCATGGAGGTGTGAGCCTGATCGGCCCATTGAGGGTTACGAGTGATGGGGACGATGTTCATACAAGCACCTTTATTTGTGTATTGAGAAAAGTTTTTAACCAAGTAACGTTTTTTTAAACCAAAATTCAAACTACCTCCATCGGATATGAATCACCGCACGCACACTACAATAGTTAGAACAGAAGAAAATACCGCCTCAACGGACAACACACGTGAGATTTTTAGCGACTTACTAAGATGCACATAAACACATCACGTATCAACCATGAAATATTCCAGCCTTAAGACTATAAACTTTCAAGATTGCCGTCGTACATTGCGAACGAGATACTCTTTACCTGCTAAAAGCATTATGGTGCGGGCTAGCGGCACCTACACCTCATACAGTGTCGTGCCCCTTCTCTTGCTCAACATAGGTAAATGGATAGGCGGGGAGAACTGGCCAGTCAAAACCTAGCGGATACCCTGACAACTTTTCAAGCTGAGCAAGTTGTACGCGATAAAGACGTAAAGCGCTGAGCTCAGCCCGTAAAGCAGGCAGCAAGTTCAACTGCTCTTCGCTCGCCAGATTCATAGATACGGAATCTTGCAGCATATCCAAAGTCGCCGCCAGTTCGTTAATTCTACTTGTGGCAATAGTAGAATATGCGTCTCGCTTGCCCACTACCTGCGCTAGAACCATTTGTTCAGTTGGCTCAAGAATCTTGCCAAACTCCCCCGCAACAGCTCGATTAAACAGGTCTACTCCGTAAGGTTCAGTGTCCTCCGCAGAGGCCGCAAAAGGAATCTCACCATATATATCTTTCGTATCTTCCAGTATGACCATCAATACAATAGACGTGTGCGCAAGATCGGACCAGCGCGGGTCACGAGCACTTAATACAGAATTCATATAATTACCTTACCCAACTCGTTGAAAGAGCGTGCGTTCGTTGCTAGAAAAAGCGCCATGTGCACGCCAGCTGCCTATACCGATAACACCAGAGTTATTAGTTGCGCCATCGACGCTACTCGTTGAACTGTAAATCAGATTAGAGCCATCCACTATCCCGCCTTGGTTAACAGCTCCCTGAATATTAATTACACGTGCAAAAGCATAGGACCCCTTCCCACCTAAGCCTATCCCAACAAGTTTCGACAGTAGATTCTGGTCACTTATCATATCGCCGAAGTCTAGGTTATCTACTTGAAGCCGCAAGCTTCCCGCACTGTTATAGCCCATGCGAATCTTGCTAGTCGTCATACCGGGGCCGCCGCCCTGCTCAATAGGCGTGTAACCCAACTGCGGCTGAAGATTATAAAGCAGACCGTCAGATGCTCTGCGCATGTAGGGACGAGTTACGTCATTGGCTGCAAAGCCAACAACGGTTATAGAATCGGCCAAAGGTCGCTGCAAGTCCCGCGTGTCACTCTCGTTTTTTGTGTAAGCGTCCGCTATGCGGTACGCTGCAAGCGAAGTGCCCCAGTCGGCTTTAGTATCGGGTCTAAAGTTGCTGGCATACCAGAGATTGCCGAGGTCAGTCTCATCTACAGTCGCTTTCAATCCTGCTGGAGACCAGCCAATCTTTACCGAGTTAGCCTGTTGACCCACACCATTCCCTTGTTGAACAGGCGTAAAAGTCAGATTCGGTTGCAGGTAAACCACACTGCCATCGGATTCACGGCGCATATAAGGGGCGCCAGCCTGATTATTAGCCAAGCCCACATGGGTGATAGAGTCCCGGAGCGGGCGCTGGATATCACGTTGGTCAACTTCGGACTTGGTGTACGCGTCCGAAATACCATTACCGCTGAGTGTCGTCGGGTTACTCCCCTCCTCCACCTGACCGAACTTATTAACCTTCACACGGCTGTAATCCCCCGCCGCCACACCGCTGCGGCCCAGCAAACGCTCGAATGCCAGTGCAGTTGTTCCCAGAGCCGGAAACACGGTATTGACCAGTTGCCACACTGTCCCTGCGTTTTTCGTGCCGGCCTGCACCGGCACCAGATGCCCTGGGCTGCATTCGTTGCTTTCGTTCGCATCCTGCGCACGTGTCCAGGCGCCTGCCGCAGCCAGATAAATCCAGTTCTGCGCCGGGGAGTCCTGATTCTTGACCAGTACTCGATCGCCCGCGACCAGAGCGATATCATCAATGGTCTGCAAACCGCTCAGCCCAATGGACACTGTCGTGGCGCAGCGCACGGCCTTTTTATAATCAGATGCAGCAATTCCCAGAATCGCTCGATATAACTGAGCGACATCCGCCTCATTGGGCACCAGACCGGCGCCCAGGATTACATTCAAAATCTCCTGCGTCACCGAGTTCCCCCATGCCGCCGGGATCAGCGAGCCGGGTGTTCCGGTGGCCGGGTTTTCATCTACAAACTTGCCGCTGACCAAGCCTACGCTTGGCACACTCTTGGGATAATCCATGTTGTGTTCCTCAGTTGAAATTAACGAATTCGACGCTGTGCGCCGGTGCAGCTCGGCGGATCAGACACTCGATGGCGACGCCAGGGTTGACCCCGAACCGCTCGCCCCAATAGCTGGCCCCGAAGCGGCGCCCCAGACGCTGGCGCCCGCCGGTGTTCAGGGTCCACATGAATTGCGCGTTCCAGGTGCCGAAGTGCGCCTGACCAAAACGCGAACGCCCCATACGGGGCGTTCGGTGTTCGGTCACGGTGGCGTCGGGGTAGCCCTGGCTGATGGCAATGTCGATGTAGAACCCTGCGTTCTGTCCTCCTGTCGCGACAAGCCGCTGTCGCACTGACAGGCGCCGGTCTGCGAACAAGGGCTTGAGCCCGAGGCACGGGTCGGGCAGGTTCATGACCCGTTCCCAGTCCGGCACCAGCTCGCTGACGTTGGCCGGGTCCATCTCGTTGAGCAGATCGAAAGCGCGGCCATCGATACGGGCGAATTCGCGGGACAGCCCGGTAATGACGTGCTGCACTTCCGGCACTCGCTCAGGGTCCCAGGCGGGGCCGGGTGGCAGCAGTGCCTGGAGTTGCTCGGCGTAGTGCTCGGCAGTTCTTATGACGACCATAATATTCCTCCGAAGGTCAGCAACTGATTGGCGGCTGCCGTGACGTTGGCGACCGGTGCAACCAGCACATGATCGGTTTCGCCGGTCGCGCGGCTGATCGCTTCGGCGATATGCGTCAGCAACAGGGTTTCACCCAGTCCGCCCTCGCGGTTGTGCAAGTCCAGCAGTTGCGTCTCCACTGCTGCGCGAACCGCAGAAGTGTCAGGCGTAAGTCTGATGGTGTAGACCACCGGCTTCTGCACCGGCGCCAGCACATAGAAATCGGCAGTGACCGGGCGCAACGGCTCAATGTACGCCGCCATTTCAGCCAGTTGCTCGGCATCGGGAATCGGGTCAAGCTCATCGTCACGCATGAAGAACACCGCGACAGTGCCTGGCCCCAGATAGCGACGCACGCACCAGGCCCGTGTCACGCCCGGCACTTCAAGCGCCCAGGTCACGTAATCATCCTGATTGCCGCCATGCGGAATGATCCGGTAAGAGCGCACGACCCTGGCCCGCAGCGACTCGATGCTTTCCTGAGCAATACCGCCAGACAGACCGTCCTCGATCACGGTAAACGTACTGTCGATCCCTTCGACAGGTTGCACGACGGTCATCACCATCCCGGCATCGGCGTTGCCGAGACTGCCTGCATCCACGGCCTCGACTGTCGTGGTGTTGTTGCCCGCGACCGTGGTGACACCTTTGGTCACCCGGTAAAAGCGTCCATCGCTGAATTGCAGCACGGTGTCGGCATCCAGCACCGCACCGGCCGCCGCGGTGAAGCGCACCGAACCGCGTGCGGACTGCGCGACCTTGCGCGGCTGGCGCAAGCGCAGGATGGCTTGCCGTTCGAGTGTTTCCTCATCGGCGGTGTCCGGCAGAATCTGGTCGGCGATCCAGTCCTGATAGCCATACAGCCCATAGGCCGCACCGCTGTGTGCGCGCGACAGCACCCGAGCATCGGACTGACGCAGCGCGTCGTCGGCGAGGTCGACCTGGGTTCGGTTGATCAGCGCCGGTAACGTAGGCGTTTCAAACGGCATAAATCACCTGCCACTGTTCAGAAGGGTTGAAGCGCACGACCTGACCGTCCGAAACGACCAGCTCGACGCCCAGGTTCAAGCGATTGCTCTGAACCTGTTCGGTAATGATGTTGATGTTGCTGACCTGGCCATCGTCGATCAGCCAGGTAAGCGCTTCGCGCGCATAGAACTCGGCATCACGCCGGGTCTGCGCGGTAAGTCGAACCCGGCGTAGCAACCACAGCCTGGAGCCGATACGGTCGTTGGCCTGCGTCGGATAGGTGTCGCCCCACCAGCCAAAGCGTTCGGCATCGTCGATCGGATCGTCCGCTTCGGCGCGACGCCAGGTGAACAGGCTGATGACCACCGAGCGCAGCAAGGAAGCCTGCAGAGAGCCTTCAATGATCATCCGGCACCTCCAACGGGTGGCCCGCTCTGGCCGTTACCGCCCTGCACGTTGCCGTGCAAATGGCTGATCTGGCTGATGCCCCCGGCCATCTGGTCGCCTTTGGAAACTATCTTTCCGGTCTGGGTAATCTGCGGCGTATCGAAATTTACCGCCACGGCTGCCTTGATGTTCAAGGTGCCGGTTTCGATGTCAATGACCTTGCCGCGCTTGAGGTGGACCTTGTCGCCCTCGTCGGTGTAGATCGCCACTTCGCCCGACTCCAGGCCCTTGAGGCGATAGCGTCGGTCGGCCACCACCAGCAGCAGGCCGTGAGAACGATCGCCGCCAATAAACGCGGCGATACCTTCAGCGCCGGCCAGCGGGTGACTGGTGAAGCCGTAGGGTTCGAAATGTTCCATGTCGTCCTTGACCTCTCCGGCGGTAAGGCGCATTTTCAG